TACACAGACTGCATTTGCTGTACCCTTTGAGTTCTTTGCTGATGCTGATTTAAACTTTTATGTTGATGGTACTAAGAAAACATTATCAACACACTATACTACTTCTGCTAATGCACAGAACAATCTTGCTCATTCTTCTGGTACTACAGGTTATATACATACAACAACAGATAATAGTATTACTGGTGCTACTGGTGGTAGTACAGTTATTATTACTAGAGATATAGCATTTGCCAGAACTACAGATTTTCCAACAGCAGGTGCTTTTGATGTTGATACTCTTAACTCAGAGCTAGATAGAATTACTGCTATTGCTTCTGATTTAGAGGACTTATCTTCTAGGTCAGTTAGATTAGTTGATTATGATAGTGAAGTTTCTATGGAGTTGCCTGTGTTAGCTTCACGAAAAGGAACTGTTCTAGGCTTTAATGCTTCTACTGGTGTAGCTGAAGCAGGGCCAAGTATAACAGCAGTACAATCTCTAGCAGATGTTACTACTTCTATTAATCTTTTAGGCACATCTGCGGTAGTAGAAGATATGGGGATACTTGCAACGTCTGCAAATGTTACAGCAATGGGTCATCTTGGAACATCAGGTAATGTAACTGCAATGGGATTGCTTGGCACTTCGGCAGTTGTAACTGATATGGGATTACTTGGAACTACTGCTTGTGTAGCTGACATGGCTATATTAGGTACAGCAGACAATGTAGCAAATATGGCATTGCTTGCGACTACTGATATAATTTCTGACCTTGACACCCTTGCGACATCTGCGATTGTGGAGGACTTAAATCTCCTCGCTACAAGTACAGTAATTCAAGATATGGCTACTATTGCAGGTGGTGGTGCCAACCCTAATATTACTACATTAACTGCAAGTGGTGAGATAGCGGCAGGAAGTTTAGATATATCAGGCAATGTGGATGTGGATGGAACTCTTGAAGCAGATGCTATGACGTTGAATGGCACAGCTATAACTACAACAGCTACATTATCTACTGGTATATCAAATGGTAATCTTCCAGTGTTTACTTCTGGTGTTGCTGATGATGATTTCCTTAGAGTGTCAGGTACATCAATAGAAGGTCGTAGTGCTTCAGAAGTATTGAGTGATATAGGTGGGCAAGCCTCTCTAACTTTTGGAATAAGTAATACAAACGCAGTCAAGGTAGATAGTGCAAGTGTAGCAGATGATGAGTATGCTCGGTTCACAGCCAACGGATTAGAGAGTAGAAGTACAGCAGAAGTTCTTAGTGATATAGGTGGTCAGGCTTCACTAACCTTTGGCATATCAAATACCAATGCAGTTAAGATTGATAGTGCTTCTGTTGCTGATGACGAGTATGCAAGGTTTACAGCAAATGGTTTAGAAAGCAGAAGTACCTCTGAGGTTCTCTCTGACATTGGAGCAACAACGGCAACAGCCGCTAGTGACGAAGCTACAGCATTAGCGATAGCGTTAGGAGGATAATAACATGGCAAATGCGTTCAAAGTAATTACAAGAGATTTATGCCCTGCAAGCAGTGGAACTCCAGAAACCCTCTATACAGTACAGTCAGGAAGTACGATAGTTGTTCTGGGATTAAACCTAGCAAACGTACATACGGCACAGGTCACAGCTAGTGTTACTCTTGTAAGTACAACAACACAAACATCACAGACACAGAACACAACAGCATATATTATCAAGGATGCACCGATACCAAGTGGCTCTACCCTTGCAGTTCTTGATGGAAAAATAATTCTTAATGTTGGTGATATTGTAAAGATTGACTGTTCAGTAGCAGATAAGATTTCAGCAACAATGAGTTACATGGAGCAAACCTAATGGCAGGATATATAGGTTCAAAAGCTGTTCTACTTAGCACGACTGCGGCAGAGGTTAGTGGTGATGCTGACATTGGTGGTAGTTTATTAGTTGATACGATAAAAGCTGACAATGGTACAACGGCTATGACTATTGATAGTAGTGGGCGAGTTAGTAGAAGTGTTCTACCATCTTTTTTTGTTGCAGGTTCGGCTGATTGGTTTGATCTAGGTAATACCTATACACAGATTTTTAAAACTGCAACATTTGCAGTTACTACTGACCACAATGACGGTAGCACCTATGATGCAAGCACTGGAAATTTTACAGCTTCAATGGCTGGTTTGTGGCAGTTTCAATGTAACATTTATTCTGGAAATACTGGAGATGTGCAAAATCCATTCAGACCTTATAAAAATGGAAGTGTATGGGCGAATACTCTGGGTTATGTAGTTTCAAATTCTAATGATAGTTATCCAGACAACACTGGAACATATACTTGGTGTATGAAATTAGCGGTAAATGACACCGTGGGTATTTTTATGAAGGAAGATGTTTATGGTTATCATAGTAATTGGTCTGGATTTTTTGTGGGGTAAAATATGTCAATAGAAATGAAACATTTTAAAAGATTAAGAAACGCTAAATTAATACAGTCTGATTGGACACAAGTTCCTGATTCACCTTTGTCCGATTCAAAAAAAGCTGAGTGGAAAACGTACAGACAAACTTTAAGGGATTTACCTAGTAAAGTTACACCTAAGTTTTTACCTAACAGTCCTCGTATAGATGAGTCTGACTTTCCAACAAAGCCATCATAGGAGAAATCATGGCAGGTTATCTAGGAAACATACCCACCCCACAAGCAACACAGACTAGAGATACATTTACTGCTACTGCTTCTCAGACTTCCTTTGCTACCAGTGGGTATACTGTAGGTATGTTAGACGTATATCTTAATGGAATTAAATTAGCTTCAGCAGACTTCACAGCTTCAAATGGTTCTGATGTTGTTCTTGCTAGTGGTGCCAGTGCTGATGATATTGTAGAGGTTGTGAGCTATTCAACATTTGAAACTAATAGTGGAGTTTTCACTGGTGACTTTAGTGTAGATAGTCCTACGTTTAAGGTTGATAGTTCTAACAACCGAGTTGGTATAGGTACTGCCAGTCCGTCTAGGCAAGCAATGATTTCAAGAAGTATTGCAGATGGTAGTGGTGAACTAGGGATAGTTTCTTCAGATAGCTCAACAACTGGTGCGTTAGGTAATATTCATTTTGGAAATAGTACAGATACTTCATTAGCAAGTATAAGAGCAACGGCTGATGGTGCAACTGATGCAGGTAAATTAGAATTTAATACTGAAAAAACTGGTGGGTCTATTGAAACTGCAATGAAAATTGACAGCAATGGTTATGTAACAACACCATTAAGACCTTATTTTCATGCTACTGGAAGTGGTACTCAATCATGGAGTGGAACTAGTGCTTACCAAACTGTTCAATTTAACACTGTTTGGGAAAATCTGGGAAGTCATTATGATACGAGTAGCTACACATTTACTGTTCCAGTAGCAGGAGCTTACTTTTTCTGGTATAGTTTTACTAATCAAACAGATAGCTCTACTGGCCCAGAAGCGTATATAGTTTACACTCCTTCTGGAGGTAGTGCTTCTTATAGAGCCTCCGCTATTTCATACGCTCCTTATTACACTACTGTAAGTAATAATGCAGTTATTAATTGTGCCAAAGACTCTACAGTATTAGTTAAACTTCTTAACAATAATAATACTAGCTTTACGATAGGCGTTAACAGAAGCACTTTTGGTGGATATTTAATAGGATAAGAAAATGGCAGATAAACATTCTTGGGAAGTATTTAGAGATTATAGAAATAATTTATTAGCTCAATGTGATTGGACACAATCGGCAGATAGTCCTTTATCTGATAGCAAAAAAGATGAATGGAAAACTTACAGACAAAAGTTACGAGATTTAACAAAAACTGCAGACCCTAAAAGTGGACCACCTCCGTATATAGATAATGTAACATTCCCAACAAAGCCGTCATAGAAGGAATAAGCAGATGACCAAAGCCAGAGAACTCGCTGACCTCATAGCCAATGTGAATAATGGTAGCTCGTTAGCAAATAAGAATTTTATTATAAATGGAAATATGGCTATCTCTCAAAGAAGTGTAAGTGCTGTTGCATCAGGGAATGGTACTTATAATACAATAGATAGATGGAAAACATGGGATGGTAATGATGGAGCTTTTACATCTGAGCAAAGTACAGATAGTCCAGAAGGGTTTTCTAATTCTTTAAAATTAGCTTGTACTACAGAAGATACAAGTTTAGCCGCAGGTACTTATGCGGCATTTGCTCAAATTATTGAAGCTCAAAATTTACAGAGTTTAGATTATGGTTCTTCTGATGCTAAACCTTTAACATTATCGTTTTGGGTTAAATCAAATAAGACAGGAACGTATTGTAATGCTATTGAAAAACAAGACAGTACTTTATATCGCTTTGTAAAAGAATATACTATTAGTTCTGCTAATACTTGGGAATACAAAACAGTAACCATACTTCCTGACAGTAATATTAAAGCAGGAGCAGGTGCAATAGCAAACGATAATGGTCAAGGTCTTAGAGTATTCTGGTCGCTTGGACATGGGAGTACATATACAGGAGCAACAGACAATACATGGCATACTGGAAATCAATATGCAACTAATAACCAAGTAAACTGGACGGACAGCACTAGTAATACTTTTTACCTTACTGGAGTGCAACTTGAGATTGGCGAGAAGGCTACCGAATTTGAGCATGAACCATATGAGGCTACACTAGCTCAGTGCCACAGATATTTTGTAAAAGTTAATGATGAGTTTGCTAGTCAGACTAATGCCTACCCTGCATATCCTAGTTGTCGTTGGGGAACTAATCAACAATTCGCTACAGTAGCATTACCTGTACCTCTAAGAGGACAAGCAACTATTTCTATAACCGCAGGAACAGGTATAGGTTTTAAATGTAATGGAAGTGGTGATGATAAAACTGCTGTTGTGCATTTAAATACAGAGAAAACTGGACACGTAACTTTTTATGGAGATAGTCTTTCATACGACCCTACTAATGGACATGGAGCAGTAATATTTATACACGATAATACTACAATGCAATTTGATGCGGAGTTATAAATATGGAAATTAAAGATGCACAATATATGGAATCAACGTCTGATTGGGGAGCTAAAGCAAAAGCAATAGAAGCTACGATAGATGGTGTAGTTTGTTCTGTACCTATATCAGAAGGCAATCGCCATTATGACGAGATAATGAAACAAGTCAAAGCAGGTACACTAACAATCAAGGACGCTGACTAACACATGGACCCTCTCACTATAAGTGCGGCTATCTCAACTGCGACTGCCGCATTTGGGGGAATAAAAAAAGCATTCATGGCAGGTAGAGAACTTGATGCCATGACACAAGACCTATCTAAATGGATGGGTGCTGTATCTGATGTAGCTAATATAGAGAAAAGAGCAAAGAACCCTTCATTACTTACTAAAGTTTTTTACAGCCAATCAATAGAGCAGGAAGCTATTGAAGCATTTGCCGCTAAAAAAAAATTAGACCAACAACGAGACGAACTCAAGACTTTTATAATGTTCACTCACGGAACAAAGGCATGGGATGAGCTTATAAGTATGGAAGGTCAGATAAGGAAACGCAGACAGAAAGAAATTTATGAAGCACAAGAACGTAAGGAAACTATTATTATTTGGACTGTTGGTATACTTACAATAGGTATTGGTATTGCTATTCTTGTTGGTATTACTTACGCACTTATGGTCTTAGATAGAAGAGGATAAAGATGACAGCAGAAGAGATTGAAGAACTAGAAGTAGAAGAAAGAAAACTTAGATTAGAAAACAACAACGCTAAAGAGGACCAACAAAGATACATGGTCTGGTTCTCTGCTGTATCTGTAACAATATATATTAGTGTACTTATGACAGACTTGGTTAGTTTAGAAAGACTTGACCACTTATCTTCTATAGGTAATACTTGGGTATTAAGCAACATGGGTATCATTGGTGCTTTCATAGCAAGCAATGTATTCCTAAAAAATGGGAATGGTAAGTGATGGCTAAGACTCCTGCATGGCAAAGAAAAGAAGGTAAGAATCCAAAGGGTGGATTAAATGCTAAAGGTCGTAAAGGCACAGGCATGAAACCACCTGTAAAAAGTGGTGACAATCCAAGACGAGCAAGTTTCTTGCAACGTATGGGTGCGGCTAGAGGACCGGAAAGAGATTCAAAAGGTAAACCAACAAGATTATTATTATCTCTTAATGCGTGGGGTGCATCAAGTAAGGCAGATGCTATACGCAAAGGCAAAGCTATTAGTGCTAGAAACAAAAAAAGAAAGGATACATAATGCCACAAGGTAAAGGAACTTATGGAAGTAAAGTAGGCAGAC